GCCGGAGACGCAGACCCAAAAGCCACAAGCGCGGGAGCATCGGCCGACTAATCGTCGAGTTATCTCTCGCAACGCAGATTCCGATGCAGTATTGGACGGACGAGCAGGACATCCTGACGGCCATCGAGATTTTAGGAGATAGACGTGGCAAGTGAAGGCATCGCATACGATAGAGCGGAACTTCGCAAAATCACACGATCATTTAAAGCGATGGACGAAGAAGGCGTAGCTGCTTCAAAAGAAATAGGCGGCGAACTAGCAACTTATGCAGCTAATGAGATTAAAGTAGCTTCACTAGGTCGCACCGTATCTGCCCTTGGAGTTCGTCGCGTAGCAGCCGGCGTCCGCGTATCAAAGTCAAGCAAAATCGGCGAATTCTCATATGGATTCGCAACACAGAGATTCAGCGGCGGCGGCACGACACAGCAGCTAGTTTACGGATTGGAGTTCGGCTCCAAGAGATTTAAGCAGTTCCCGTCATACTCAGGGCGCAGCGGACGTGGCGGCACCGGTTACTTTATCTATCCGACACTTCGTCGAATCCAGCCAGAACTTGTAGCAAGGTGGGAACGTCGATTCGCAGAGATAGTGAGTAAATACTGATGGCCGGTAATCGCACTTTAAAGCTCACGATATTAGGCGACACCGAGAACCTTGTAAAAAGTCTCAAAGGCGCAGAAAAAGATACTGAGACCTTTGGCGAAAAAGCCGCTGAATTTGGCAAGAAAGCCGCTGCTGCCTTTGCGGTCGCCGGAGCCGCCATAACCGCCTTCGCCGTTAGCGCGGTAAAGGCAGCGGCTGAGGACGAAGCAGCCCAGATTAAATTAGCTGAGACGATTCGCAGCACTACAAAGGCCACGGCCGAGCAGATAGCCGGAGTCGAAGATTACATAACTCAGACAAGCATCGCCGTGGGAGTTACAGACGACAATCTTAGGCCGGCCTTCTCAAGACTTGTCAGAAGTACGAATGATGTCGAAGAAGCTCAAAAATTACTAAATCTGGCATTAGACCTATCGGCTGCAACCGGTAAACCATTAGAGGCGGTCAGCAATGCTCTGGGACGTGCTTACGACGGGAATACTACGTCTCTGGGCAAGTTAGGACTTGGCCTAGACGATAGCACTTTAAAGAGTAAAAATTTCGATGCAATATTTCAGCAACTCAACGGAACCTTTGGAGACTTTGCAGAGAACGCCGGGCAATCAACTCAGAAGCAACTTGAACGCGTACAAATCGCATTAGACGAAGCTAAGGAGTCGGTCGGAGCAGCATTACTTCCGGTCGTTCAGGAATTGACGAAGTTCATTTTAGAAAAATTTGTTCCTGCTTTAAATTCATTCATCGATGGTTTAACTGGTAAGAAAAGCGTACAAGGTTCGTTAACTGAATCCCAAAAGACTGCGGAAGCATGGGGCAAAAAAATCAGGGGCTTAATCGATACGATCATCGAGTTTAAAGACGAATTGACTATTGTCGCAGGTGTTATCGCGACTCTATTCGTTGTAAATAAAATCGCCGCAGGCGTGTCAGCTACAATTTTATTAATCCAGGGATTAGCTGCTGCTTACACGGCTCTCAGAAATAGCGCAGCGGCGGCGGCAATAGCCTCGCGATTTGCCTTAAATCCATTAGCCGGACTTGGCACAGCTGCTGCCCTTGTTGGAGCAATCGTCGCAGCTACGCGGTTATTTGATAATCAAGCAGATGCGGCTGCTTTGGCCGGTGGTAACACGGTTCGAGCAGAAAGCCTACCTGGAGGATTTACGGCCGGGACAAGGATTACACCTAGCGGAACCGTTGTAACTGGAGGCGCAGTCGTAACCGGTGGAGGGACGGTCGTTAGCGGTGCAGCCGTGGCAACTACTACAAAGCCCGCAGCGGTTGAAGTTACCAAAAAGAGCGCAGAAGAAATAGGCGATGCTTTCGCTAATAGTTTTAGAGGGTTAGTAGGTGGAACGCCTGACGTCGCAGGATTTAGAGCCTTTGAAGAGACCGGGTCCAGGGCAGGTTTAGCTTTGCCGATAGGTCCTACGTTCGACCCAGCTAGATTTAGGATGGGAGAGGAACGCAGCCTGACGATTAACGTTAACGCGCCAAGCATCATTGATAAACCGGCCTTTGCTGAAGCGGTCGTCGATGCTTTAAATGAGGCGCAGTATCGTTCTGGGGCCGGCGGGTCTCAGCTAATCCTATGACGCTCTGGGTCCCGGAATGGCGGGTCAAAATAAACCAGACGGAAATCACGACTGCAACTCTCAGCAACCTGACGATTACTAGCGGTCGCACCGACATTTATTCGCAGCCCACCGCTGGTTATTGCAGTGTAACGCTTGTCGAAACTAACGAGACCTCGATTCCTTATGAAATTAACGATGGTCTGACGATAGAAATAAAGAAAAGTAACGGAACTTATGTTTCTTTATTTGGTGGATTCATAACCGATTTAGCGATTCAAGTCGGCACAAGCGGAACGAATGCCACTAGGCAAAACATCAACATTATCGCCGTCGGAGCTTTGGCGCGGTTAGCCCGTTCTATATTTGAAGGCAACATCGCCAGCGATTTTGATGGCGACCAGATTTATGAACTTCTCTCCACGGTTTTATTTGACCAATGGAACGAAGTCCCAGCGGCTGAAACTTGGAACGCGTATGATCCTGCGGTCCAATGGGAAGATGCAGAAAATAGCGGACTTGGAGAGATAGACCGTCCAGGCGATTACGACCTCGATTCCCAGAACGGCGTTACAGATAACGTCTATGATTTAGCTTCAGGGATAGCAACTTCGGGTCTCGGTTATCTTTATGAGGATTCGTCAGGTCGTATCGGATACGCGGACTCAACGCATCGCGCACAATATCTGGCGACTTTTGGTTATGTAGACTTAGACGGCAGCCACGCGCTCGCGCCCGGAATGGCCGTTACCAAAAGAGCCGGAGACGTCCGAAACTCAATAACCATCGCTTATACCTCATCTGGTAATTCAACCGTAACAGATAGCGACGCGGCCTCGATTAGCGATTACGGGCAACTGGCGACTAATATCCGGACGACCCTTAAGAATCAAAACGACGCAGAAGACCAGGCCGCTTTTTATCTATTGATTAGGGCCTATCCGCAGTTCCAGTTTACGCAGGTAACTTTCCCGCTGGGTTCGACCGACATCGACAATGCCGACCGAGATGCTCTACTTCAGGTCTTTATGGGTCTCCCGGTCAACATCCAAAATTTGCCGGGAAATATGGTCGATGGAGAATTCCAAGGATTCGTCGAAGGTTGGACCTTTTCGGCGGGCTATAAATCTCTGAGTCTGCGGATGACGGTCAGCCCGATTGCCTTTAGCTTACAGGCCTTCCGTTGGAACTCAATCCCGGTGGTAGAACAATGGGCCACGTTATCACCGACGCTTGACTGGCTGAACGCTACGATTGTCGCATAAAGGAGACCTATGCCAAATACAACGAACTTTAACTGGGCAACGCCGGCAGACACAGACCTTGTGAAAGATGGCGCAGCCGCTATCCGGACACTTGGTAACTCAATCGATTCATCTTTCGTTGATTTAAAAGGTGGAACGACCGGTCAAGTATTGACCAAAGCATCGAATACAGATTTAGATTTTACTTTTTCTACAGTTGATCCCTTGGTAATTCTTGATGCTAAAGGCGATTTGATTTCTGCTACCGCAGCAGATACTCCAGCAAGACTTGCAGTTGGCGCTAACAATACAGTTTTGACCGCCGACTCCAGCACTTCAACAGGGTTGAAGTGGGCTGCGCCTTCGAGTGGATTGACTTTTATTAGTAATGGCTCTTTCACTACTTCTAGTTCAGTAAATGTAAGTGATGTATTTTCTGCATCATACTTAAATTATCGAATTTATGTAGATATTACAGCAAACTCAACTGATCAGGGCATTGATATGAGGATGAGAGTATCAGGCAGCAACAACACTAATTCAGACCATAATTCTCAGTATTTACGAGGATTAAATACTACGGCATCAACGGCAAAGTTTCAAAGCCAAAACAAGTTCAACGAAATTATGAGCGGAACGTCTGGAACTATTTTTTGTAATGGCATTATAGATATTTTTAACCCTTTTGCTTCAGAGAAAACTAATGGAATTTCTTATGCAAGTAGTATGGGCAGCAGCATTTATACTACTGTAAAAATAGTCGGCTTTGGTAAAGACGATTCTACAAGTTATACAGGATTCGCACTTATACCAGATACAGGAACTATCACAGGCACTTACCGAGTTTATGGATTAGGATAACAACAATGGAAAAACTTACAAAATATGAAGATGGAAAGCACTTGGAAATAGTCGGTGAAGAACTTGAAGAAATCTTACAACTTAGAAAAGACGCTGCCGAAAGAAAATTGGCAGAAGAACAAACGCTAAAGGATGCTGAAATTGCTAAGGCAGCCCTGCTAGATAGGCTAGGGATTACTGAGGATGAGGCTAAACTGCTTCTAGCATAATCTTGAGAGATTGTGCTAAATACGGAAAACTTATGACTTACACAGAAGGCACAGCGCAACGCGTCTGCCAAATCGCATTGGAAGAAATCGGTTATGTTGAAGAGCCGGTCAACATCACAAAATACGGAAAACACACAGGAGCAGATGGCTTGCCCTGGTGCGGTTCGTTCGTTAATTGGTGCTTCCAAAAGGCGGGCGTTAGATTGCCATCGATGGTGTCTACATCGGCCGGAGCGCAACGCATGAAAGATGTCGGTCGTTGGACACAAGACCCTGCGCCCGGTGATTTAGCATTTATGGATTTCCCACACGATGGCATCGACCGGATTTCTCATATTGGAATTGTCGTAAAAGTAGGACCAAAGAACTGCTTTATTGTTGAAGGTAACACTAGCGGCACCGGTAATCAGCGCAACGGTGGACAAGTGATGTTAAAGAAAAGGCCCAGGATCAGTGGACCCATCGTCGGTTATGCCCGTCCGAAGTTCGTAACTTCGCTCGATGCGTTCCCGGTCGTCGATGACGTTGCAGACGACGTAATCGAAGAAAAGCCCAAAAAGAAAAAAGGAGCCAAGAAAAATGGCACAACTAAAGGCACTACTAGCGAGCTGGAGTAGGTCATTCGTAGCCGCATCATTAGCGGTCTATTTGGCCGGAGTTACAGACCCGAAGGCGATAGCCGGAGCAGGTCTAGCTGCAGTCCTTCCAGTTATTTTGCGCTGGCTAAATCCAAAAGACTCGGCCTTCGGACTTTCCAAGCCGTAGTCCTGACACTGGTTCTAGGCGGCTGTGGTTACGACGGATGGGTCAGGTATCCCTGCCAAAACTTCGAAAACTGGAGCCGCCCAGAATGCCAAAAGCCGCAGTGCCTTGTATCGGGAACTTGTACAGAGGACATCATTGGCAGGCCGATACCAAAGACGCCTTAGCCCGGCAGACATCAAGGCTCGATTAATCCTAATTATCGGCTCAGCTTTGGCCCTTTGCTTCGTCGCGATGACGCTAGGGATTACCTACGCCCTGATTTTCGTTACTCAACCCATAGGCGCACAAGCTCCAAACGATGCGGCATTTATAGACCTTCTTAAAACTTTAGCGATTTTCTTAACCGGGTCGCTCGGAGGCGTCCTTGCATCAAATGGCCTCAAAGACCGTAACGACACGCCGAAGGACCCGCGTACTACTTGAGACCGTCGGCGCAATAGGTCAAACTGAAGCCGATGGGAACGTCCGATTCCCACGGTCAGGAGCAGTTGATGTGTACATACGATTATGGCGATTTCTTCGCCCTAGCCTTTTTGCTTTTCCTAGTATTTCTAGGCGGCTGGGGCACCGGTTGGAACTCCGGTAAAAGAGAAGGATTTGACGCCGGTTACCAAAGAGCGCGTTCTGTAGCTTTATCTGAGTTATCTTTTGAGACCTGGAAAAAGAGGGGCAAATAATGGCCTTCGATTTATCTAATTATGAGGACGTAAACGCCAGGATTACTCGATTCCGTTCGGAGTTCCCGATGGGTCGTATTGTTACAGAAATCGTTCACGTCGATTATGACCAGGGTCGAGTTTTAGTTAAGGCCACGGTTTACAGAACAGACGACCCGGCTGAATTGCCAGCAGCTACAGATTACGCTTATGAGTTTAGGTCAACACACGGCGTCAATCGAGACTTCTGGATTGAGAACTGCGTAACTTCCGCTGTGGGCCGTGCTATTGGGGCTCTAACGCCCTCTGGAGCCCGTCCAACGCGTCAGGACATGGAGAAGGCGCAAAGCCTACAAGCCCAGGCCGAGTATCCCGATGCACACGCATCCAAGCGAGACGTTCCAACGGCAGCCGAATCAATTGCTCAGCTGAAGTCAAAACTAGGGGCCGAAGTTATGCCAGAGCCGCCTATTTGTAAACATGGTCATCGCATTCTCAAAGAAGGCACCGGCAAAACCGGCAGCCCATACAAGGGTTATGTCTGTCCTGAAAAAGTAAAGGCCCGCCAATGCCCGCCGATTTGGATGAAAAAATACGGCGACAAGTGGATGACACCGGAGGACCACAGCGAGGTCTTACTAGAGGCCGGACGAAACCTCGACCCGGTCCCTGAACGCGAACCGGTTCCAGACGAGCTTTTGAGTGAATCTGAAAGAGGTCAGAGATGATCCCAATGAGATTACATCCGCAGAGCGAATTAGTAGCGCACCACGCTGCTTTATTGAAAATCCAAAAGACGCCAAAGATGGGCAGTGAGCCTCGCTATAACATAAAGTTAAATCTTCACGAAGAGATTTCAGAACTTGCAGAAGCGATAGCTGCTGAGATGGTTGTCGCGTCCTATTTCGGTCTCAAGTACGACCCTTATGCCGACACGATGAAAACACAGGCCGATGTGGGCACCAATATCGAGGTCAAATGGACCCGGTACGAGAACGGCCACTTGATTATCTATCCAAACGACCGGCAGATGGATGTCGCAGTGCTCGTGGTAGGCAAAAGTCCAAAGTACTACCTTAAAGGATGGCTACCGGTAGCAATGGCAAAACGGGACCGCTTTAAACATCGCGACCAGAATAGCTGGTGGATTCCTTCGGGACATCTCCAACCTATGGAGAACTTTAAGAGGAGCATTTATGGACAAGAAGCGATTTAAGTGTCGTATCTGTGGCGCGGTTAAAATCCACGCGGTTTTAACTGAGTTCCCGGTGGGCGACTTAGTCGTCTGTGCGCAATGTTTAGGCTGCGGCGTAATCGGTATACATCAACGAGACAAGGAGATGATCGATGGACGAAATACTTGATTTAGACATTGGATTTGATGAGGTATCTAGCAAGACAAGCGATGATTACTATACGCCCAAATGGATATTTGACGCCATCGGTTTAGAGTTCGATTTAGACGTATCAGCTCCACCTGGCGGCATTCCCTGGATTCCGGCCAAGAAGCACTTTACGATTATCGATGACGGACTAGCCCAGGAGTGGTTCGGTCGAGTCTGGATGAATCCACCTTATAGCGATGTAACGCCGTGGGCTAAGAAGTTTATCGCCCACAATAACGGGATAGCCCTGGTACAAATCTCAAAGGCTCGGTGGTTTAACATCCTATGGGAACAGACCGACGCGATGCTGGTGCTGCCCTCAAATCTACGATTTACCACGGCCGAAGGTGAGTCCAAAGGTATCTTTATGCCTTGCGTACTAGCTGCGATGGGCTCCGACAACGTCCACGCCATACAGAAATCTGAGCTTGGTTACACGCGATGAGTTATCCACAAAATGGGCATAACCTGTGGGACACGCCCAAGCCCACGCGTAAACCTAGACAGAGATTGACTGCGTCGGTACGCTCCGTCCGCTGGAGGCGGCCGCGTTCGCGGTTTAGCCGGCGAACAGCTACGGTGCTCTGGGCAGTCCTTTGCTTTACGGCGATGCCCGTAGAAGCCGCAATTCCAAGAGAGATTGAATCTTATAAACTTTATGCGCATTCTCGATTAAAAGATTTTAACGAGATGAAATGCCTAAATACGTTATGGACTAGAGAAAGCAACTGGAGACCGCAAGCGGTAAACGGTTCGCATTACGGAATCCCACAGCTACGAAATAACAAAATACGAGGCAAAGACGCCTTTACTCAAATCGACTGGGGTCTGCGTTATATCGATCATCGCTATGGTTCTACTTGTAAAGCGTTAAAAGAATGGAATAAACGTAAACGACTAACAGGGCGGGGTTGGTACTAATGGGCTCTGCTTTGAATAACGGCTCAACTAGGTTATGGCGTACTATCAGGGCTCGGATATTGATGAGAGACAACTACACCTGCCAAAGCTGCGGGATGGAAGGGGCTGACTCGGTGGACCACATCGTCCCTAGAAGGCTCGGTGGCACCGATATGGAAGACAACCTACAAACTCTGTGCAGGACTTGTAATTCACGCAAAGGCGGGCGGTTTTTTTATAGCGATAGGACAC